CTTCCATGTTAGGAATTTTTTATTTCATCATTATTTTTATTATCATCAATTAGTTGTAAGCCTTCAAGTTGAATTCTCTGTTGTTCTAATTTTAAATATGATTTATCATACTCATCTTTAGACCTTGCTCTAAACCAATCAATTTCTTTTTGATATGCTAAACGCTCTTTTTCAAGTTGCATTTTTCCTGCATTTAATTGTTGTACTTGCTGTTGTAGTTTCTGTGCTTCAGCAGTAGCTTGTTTTAGTTGTCCATCTAGCTGTTCAACTTGTTGTCCAAGTTTACCTACTTGATCATTTTCTTTACGTTTCTTTTCAATAGCAGAATATATATCCTCTTTCATTCTAGTTAAACCAGTTGCAGTTATTGCTTCTAGTATAACCTCAGGATCAACAATTCCTCCTTTGATAAATTCCATAGATATCTGTTTGATAGTTTCCTGTTCTTTAATAATATCAGCACTATCTGTAATATGTATATCGTGATCAGTTGTTGTATAATGTTCAGGTAATGCAGTAAATATTTTATTAAGTCTTTCTCCTAATATTAATGTTCCACCAAATCCTTTCTTAAAAACTATTTTAGTTAGATTTAATATATCTAATAACATTTCTCTTGTCATTAAATCCATTACTTGATAGTATTGTTTTGTAATATAAGATGATTGTCTTACACCTACTTGTACATTTGTTACTGCATCTTTTTGCTCTATTCCACCAAGTTTCTCTCTGAATACTCCTGTGATTGTAGAACATGTATTTTCTACACTGTCTATTGCTAATTGAATAGCCTGAATAGATTGTAATTTTACAGAATCATCGTAGCCTCCAAAAGTTGTATTCATTGGTGGTAATCCTTCTTGTGAAGAATCAATAAGAGCTTTTCCTTGTTTCTTATATGCTGATCATTTTAATAATCTTTCTGTTAAATCTCCACCTAAGATTTTTGGAAGATATGCTATATCAACCCAATCTCCTACTGTGCCAGATTCGGCAATTAAATTATCTTTATAAAAATTCAACATATCAAACTTATCTTGTAAGTTAGCTGTTTTTAATATTAGAGACCAAGGATCTCCATTTCTATCAGCATAGAATATTCCATTAACTGATAATGAACAATCTTTTGGATCGTCTGCACTTCTTGATACATTCTCTGCTTTACCATATGGTATGTAAATCTGCGTTCCAATTCTTACTCCAGTATATCTATTAGTAATAAATGTACCATTTTCTTTTTCAGTTTTTAACCACTCTACCTCATAAACAGGATATACTCTAAAATATTTAGATGTATTTCTTTCAAAAGGAAGTAATGGAGTAACTTCAAAACCACCTAATATACCATCAGATAATGTATTACCTGTAATTGTATCATAACTTCTTAAATAAGTAGTAGTTGATCCATCTATGCTGAAATCTTCTAGATTTTCTAATTCATCTAAATCATCCGATTTTAAATCTTCACCAAATTTAGCTAAGATTTGATCTTTAGTTAAATATTCTCTAACTACTGCTCTCATTGATTTTTTAAGATAAACTGATTCAGGATTTCTATCAATAAATGTATTTATAGGATTTAAAACCTTTAAAGTAATATTTTCTTTTGATGCAGATTTACAAACCCTATAATAACATGTTCCAGTTACTAAAATATCTGTTAATAATGTTTTTCTTTGATTAGCAAAGTCAACATTTCTTGACTGCATTAATCAGTCAACAATATTTTGTGCTGCAATTTCATAGTCTGAAATAAAATTTCTTTCTATAGAATCTTGTATATGTGCCAGCGATAATTCAATTTCTTTATCAGATTGTGGTCCAGGAGTTTGTTCTCCTTGTGGTTGTGGTTGGTTATTTGAATAAATTGATTTATAAATAGCATTATTCAAATGTAGTTTTAACTCTGCTGCAATAGCATTATTTATTTGCAGTTGTTTATCTCTATGTATATTAGATAGAGTAGATTTATCTTTGCAAGATATTTTTGGCATCAGTGGAGTTGATAAGTATTCTCCAATTAAAACATCAACATGCTTTCTCACCAAGGGCACAAACTCTACAGAAGTAGGTGTTCCTATTCCATAATTTTCTTCTAAGTGTCTAAATTGCTCTGGGTCTCGTTTACCATGATAATAATTGTAAGCTTTAATGAGTTGGGTTTTTTCATACACCAACTCATTAATTGCTCTATTTATATTATCAATGATGTCCTGTTCTTTTTTACTATATTCTTGTGTCATTGATTGGATTAGTTATGTTCTATTATTTCTAAAACTGCTACATGTCCAACAATTGAACCTGTACCTCCTTCTACTCTAAGTGCTATTTCAGTTGAACCTGTGAGATTTAAGAAATCCACAGTAGTAGTTATATTATTTTGTATGTTAAATGTTCTTACATCAAGTCCTATTGTGTATCTCTGTACAGATGATATACTCCTATAAGCAAATACTTTAATATCATATTTTTTTGCAGGATTTAAACCAAGAAGTGTAAGTTCTCCAAAAGTTCCTATAGGTGTAGAGAATGAATCTCTCATAGCAGATGCAGGATAAATTCCTACTGTTGAAGTAGAACCTACTGCAGCTACTGTAAAGTTACCATTAGTTACTCTAAGTGAGAATGGGGTGGCTGTAGAGGACATATCCAATAAAGGACCAAGTGTGGTTAGTGGACTAACAACGACTCCGGTTGCAGCCTTGAAATTATTCCAAGGAGTTGGTGTATCGTATGTTGTAGTAGTTGAGCCTAAATCTATTTTTACAGTTCTAGATTCTGGTACAATAACTACTGCATCAATTCTAACTTGTAAAGAAGTTTTATAAGCACCATTTAATAATAAATCAACTGCTGCTTGGGCTATTACTCTATCTGCTTCAAGTCCAGTAAATTCTAAAGTTTCAACAGCACTTAAAGCAGTCAGTCTACTTACTAAAGCTTTTTCATACTGAGTAATATATTGTATATTTACTAATACATTACCACTCCCTAAACTTTTATGATTAATCTGATAAGATGTTGTGTCATACCCTGTAAAAGTTAAACTCGAAACTGCTGCATCTGTGGAAATTACAAAGGATAATGTGTGACTTTTATAATCATCAGATAATAATGAGAAGTCTACTGAAATTTCTTTCTTGATAGATGAAACATCATTTACTGTAATAGCAGTATTAGCATAACATCTTATATACTCCCAAATGTTTGTATCATGATCCATTCAAATAGAATCATTACCAAGTTTACCATATGTATTATATAGACGCTCATAAAAAGCTTTAAAAGTTGCCCATTTAAATCCTGCATATACTACCGGATCTGCAGCACCATCATTTACTCCTAAGTTATGTGAAGCAGATGAAAATCAGTAATGATTATTATTATCAGTTGCAAGTATTTTTGCAGTAATAATATCTAAATCTGCAGCGGTATCTGTAATAGTTGAATCTTGTCAAGTAGAAAAATCTCTTATAGCTCCCGAACCTATTTCAGTAAGAGTAGAATAAAATTCCATTGTATAATCTTGGCAGTTATAATTCTGTCTTAATGTTGTAGATAAATCTGGCCTCATATAAGCTAGTCTCTTTATTACTCCATCTAAATATAACTGATAAGCAATTGGATAGTATGGGGCATAATTTGATGGAACGCTGAATGAAGTTGCTCTTATTCCTGTTAAACTTTTAATAAAATCATAGTTACTTGTTATTTCAGCAATAATTTCATCTGATTTAATTAAGGGGTCTGAACTAAACTGTCCATCTGTATCTTTATGTGATCAACTATGATTAATGTAATGAGCTCCTGCAACATATAATTTTCTAAAATCTTTATAATTGAGATAACTTATTGATGTTTCTCCTGATGTTAGAAATGATCCTATTGTTTTTAATTCAAAATTAAATGGAATATCATTTCCACAACCATCTGTATAAAACATTCCAGGATAATTAAGATGATTGCCATCTTTTTCAACAACATTACCCCCTTGGAAGGCGGGTAATGCTATTTTTACTGCATCACTTAATGAATCATCTAATGATCATCCAAAAGCAAAAGTTTTATCATAGCGTGTAATACATTTGGTTACATTAAAATATGTTGGTGTTCCTGTAAAATTTACTTCTATTTTTCTAGGAATAGATATTGCAGGTTTAAATATTGCGTTAGGTTTCATTATTGAAAGTTTTGTGCATATGTAACTAATAACTGTGTGGCAGATTTAACATAAACTGAGAACATATCAAAGGCATTTGGATCTAACGATAAAACCGGAGCAGTACCATTTGCAAATTTAAAATTGGTTCCCCAAGCTAAATTGTGTAATCCATTAACATCTTGATTAACTTCAATTAAATAATATGCATTTACCACCGGATTTATAGGATTAGCTAATGTTGCATCACCAGTTAAAGTTATTGTAAATATTTGACTAGCTGCAAAATCTAATGTTGTACTGCCTACTAAATTTGATATAATTGGCGTACTTGTTAATACCTTAGTTTTAAGTGCCTCTACTGTATCAGCTCCTAATGTTACAATGTTTTGTTTTAATGTATCAAGTTCAGCAAGTGCTGCTTGAGCATTAGAAGTAGTTATACCTCCTGTTGGAGCTACAATTACATTTGATGCAAATACAGATCCTGTACTTGCAGTTGCTGCAGCTATAATTTGTTTTCTGATATCATATACTCCACGAAGTACTGAATATTTACAACCTACATCATAAGAACCTCCGCCTGTATGACTTACATAAAAAATCAATTTATATAAAGGTCTTATTTCATTGTCTAGTAATGTACTATAAGTACTTCTTATTGTTTCTCATGAATGTGCTTGGGCTGATGCTAAAGAAGTAAATGTAGTTTCAGCAGATACTAACTTCACTGCATTTCCCAATCCTCTATCTGCTAAATTATATACATAATAAACAAATCAAGAATCATCAGGCACATCAGTTACAACTCCAAGAGTTGTTATATATTGTGGTCTATTATTTACTGAGTTTCATAAAAAAGGAAATCTTGTAGCAGGGAAGTATGATAATAATCCTCCTGCATCATTGGTTCTTATTTTAAATAAACCAGAGTTTACTGCTGTAAGTGTGGCTGCAGTAGTATTTCCCATGTCTTGATCAAAATAATTAGCAGGGCTTGTAGTATTATTTACCTGCCATTCTAATCCATCATCACTACATCTTCCAGATGATATGGAAACTACTGTATTTCTTCCATTTGCATTTGGTGTACCTGTTGTTAAAAAGTTAGATGTTAAATCTAAACCATGTAAATAAATAGAACCATTTGCATGTTTTCAAGCATGGTCAGTTGCACTTATATCATTTAAATGTGCTTCAAAAACTTCAAAGACTAATCTTGCGGCTCCTGATAATGTTGCATTTCAATAAAATCTATATACAGGAGCAATTTCTGAGAAACCACCTCAAACACTTTGTGTTGTTACTGCTACTCCTGAACTGTCAAAGTAAAAATACCACATGCCAGTCGTATTTGTAAATGTAGGAAATACAACGGGACTAGTTTTTTCCCATTTGTTTATTATTCCTAAACCATCTGTAAAAAATCTTACAGGATTAGATGCAGTTATCGGGGTGCCATTATTTATGGTTGCAATAGTTAGAGTTAAAGCAGTAGTATCAATAACTATGTCGTATGGTTGAATTGGAAGTTTTTGACAAACCCCAGGGTTCTGCATACTTTTTAAATCTAATGCAGTTGTAAGTGCATCAATATTACTTTGTTTTGCTCTACTTAAATCTACTAAGATATCGCCATTTACTGCATCAATCTTTCCGAAGAATCCAACTAATACTTCTTTTCATGGATACGCAGGAGGAAGAGTATCAATTTGACCTGCAGTTCCTAAATAGGCAGGCATTGCGATAGTTCCACCTGTAGTATTTAATCCATGTACTATACCAGTTTTAGTTCCAATCCCAACATTGTTTGCAGCAATATCTTCTGTTAACATAAAGTCTACAAAAGCTGTTGCATTAGTAGCATTGTCTGAATATTCAACCAAATAGTATTCATGGATATTATCATAGCCAACTATTCTAACCAATCTTCCATTTAAAAGAGTAGATGCTGTATTATTTTTTACTACCCTAACTTGTTCTTGTCCGAGTTGTAATGTAACATCTGTTGTTAATTTAATCTCAGCAGTTTTATCGTGGGCATTTCAACCAACTTCTCCTACTGCTAATATATTTGTAGCATCAGTTTTTAATTGGAATTTAGAAGCCTTTTGTGCATATACACCTAAATCTACATTTGTAGTTGCTCCTGTATATGGAACATATGCTGTGTGTGTATGTGATGTGATATCTCCTGTTAATACTGCTTCAACTTGTTCCTTAGTTATACTTGTTAAATAGACAGCAGTATCATATGAAATTGTACCAGCAGTAGAACGAACTAATCCTGTTCCACTTAATGTTGCTTGATATCCCGAGTGTGTATGTGCTACTAATGAATAAAGTCCTGAGTGATTTCCTCATCCAAAGGCTGTATTTCAGTTTGCAGAATTATTTACTACTGAAGTTCCTCATGTAGTTCCTGTACTTAAAGCCAAACCTACTGTTGGATATACCATAGTTCCTCCAGAAGCTGGATGAGTATGTGATGTAATCTCTCCGGTAAGTTGAGTTTCAATCATGTTTTTTGTAATAGCAGTCAAATATACCGAGTTGTCATAACTAAGTGAAGTTCCACTTGTTTTTACAAATCCTGCACCATTAATAATTGCTTGGTGGGCTACTAATGAATGGTCATATGCTATCTTTCCTCTATCTCCTCTATAAGCTGTTACTGAGGTTTCACCTAATGTTAATCCCACTCCCGCACTAGCTAATGCTAGATAGATAGCAGTTAAATCATCAACTGATAAATTAAAATTAGTATTTAATTGACTAAACTCGGCTGCACTTAAAGTTTCTCCTGTCACCTTGACAGGAATTGTTGTTTTTGATGTTATCATTTTCTTTTATATTAATGTAAATGGAAACGTATAAGGAAATCCTATTACTGTTGGAGGTATAAAAAGAGGTTGATCATGTGGTACAATACCTACATAATCTGTATAATTTGGATCACAAGTAGGAGTCTGTAAAATAGCAGGTGCTTCACCCGATCTTCCTTCTTCTTCATTGCGTGTAGTTCTATGTACTTGATAAAATCATACTCTCATATAATTTCTGATTCTTAAATCTTCATATATATAATTTAAGAAATCTTCATCGGTTTCTCAATCACCTGCTACGGTTGTTGGAAACATATAACTAGGAATTCCTATACTCATTTTATATCCCGGATACAGTTTCTCAACTTGTAGCCATCCAATATAACATGCTTTATAGAGTGTCGTTATATAATCACGAATCGCTTGTGCTAATTCTATTTCTGTCATTTCGTTCCTGTTCGTTTTGTGGTATTTTACCGTAATGTTTGTAACCTTTGCCATCTTTGAACCATCCAATATCTTGGAATTTTTTTCCTTCTGGCTCCATAAGTGTTGGTTTTCTAACTGACAATTCTTCGTCACCTAATTCCGCCATACCCATAGCTGCAACAATATCAAATTGTTTTTTCTTCTCGTCTGAATAATTTAATAGTTGTTCTACCATTTCTCTAAAAGCCATTGTATGTGAATAATCAAGACAGAAATCATAAATTAATTCTCTATAATGTTCAATTACTTTTATTGTAGCCGGAGTACCATACATATTTGAGTTACCTTTAGAAATATCAGGCATTGTAGCCCTTGGTCTTTTCATTAAAAGATGTAGATATTTGTGATCTCTAAAATATGTTGTAATGGTGGTTCTAGTTGATTCTAATACTGCTTGACATCCATAATATGATAATAATTTGGCTGCCATTTCATATGCTTCTCTAGGATCTTTTGGTCGATCTTTATAGATTGCAACATACATAGGGTCTGATTGTCCTAATACTCTTTTCTTAATAACAATACAAAACTCTGATGCTTTTGCGCTATCATCTTTTGCTGATTGTGCAGAGTCTGCACTACCAATATCAATAGAGTCAATACCTCCAACATATAAATTTTTATAGTTAAGATTATCAGCAGATTTTAAAGGGGCCTCAAGTATTAAGATTTTTCCATTCTCAATATCATTTCTTCATGTTGCTCTACCTGTTCTATCTCCATTTGCTACTTCTCATGTCAATGTACCTATTTGAGGTATCGGTGTTGATTTAAAAATTTCTATTTGTGCCATTTGATCGGCAAGTTCTTCTCTTGGGAAAAAGTTTTCAGAATTCTGAATTAATGCTTCCTCAATTGTGAAGCAATATTCAGATTTATATTCTAGTAAATCTTTTGCATCACCTGCAAGTTTTTCTCTTTCCCCTATGTAGTAATTTTTAGCTTTCTCTAAATTGCACCACCCTCTTTTATCTACAAAATCATATACAATTCTATATGCAGGAATAAACAAACCACTTAGAATGTATTTACCATCTTGAGTATAATTATGTCTAACTGGTAAAATGTTATAAGCAGTTGGAGTAATTGTCATTTTTTTTAGACCTTCCATAGAACTAGCTTTTGAAGATCCACCTGTTCCAAAAGCAATACGTCTTCCGACTCTCTTGCCTCCAAGTACAGTAATTAGAGCTTGTCCTTTTACTCATTTCTTGAGTAATATTTGATCAGCTCCTGCTTCTTCATAAACTAAGATCTGAGTTCTATCTCCTCTTAATTTATCAGGATCATCACAGATTAGTCCTTCAACTTCTGACCTATGTCCTGTTTCTGTTCCATCTTTGTCTTTCTTTGAAGCTCTCTTATGAAACTTTGTATTAACATTCATTCTTACTCTTCTAAGACCTCCCTCTGTATTATCATTTAATCAGTCCATTTGTAACCAAATCTTACTAAGAGTTGGTGTTAAGTGGTTCTGAGAAAATGCAGAAACTACAGCCCTAAAGTTAGGAATAGTAGTGTATGGTCGAGTAATAAAAGATGATGCCATTTCAGAGAATCCAATTCCACGAGATTTTAAAACAGATACATCCTTTTTAAGTTTTTCACATATATCCAAATAATGAAAATATTCATATTGAAATACTAGAAATTCCGGGAATCCGTAAGCTTGATTTATAGTATCAGCCTCAGATGATTTTAGATTATAGAAGTTAAGAAAGAAATAATTATCTCCTGTTACTCTGTAACCATTGACTTCATATCCTTCATTACATCTTCTAATTCTTTCTCTCCATCAATCAGTATGTGTTTTTGATCCAAATGGTATAGATGATGGACTATATCTTCCTGTCTTTAGTTTATTAATTGCATCTTCTCTAAATCAATCTGGATTAAAATCTAAACCAGCTTCATCATTGATTGGTCTATATTTAGTTAGTTCAAATGATTTATAAGAGTCAAAATATAAAATTTCAGATTCAATGGGAAAATCCCAAACAATAGTATTTTCCATGATTAATCGAATATACCAACTTCAGTATTTCCTCTAAGAGTACTCTCTGTTTCCAGACCATG